TTGTTAGCAGATTTTAGTGAGTCAGCTACTTATAGAAAGCAGACGGCTGAAGAGATGGGTGACTATCAATTGACTATGAAATATAGACTACCTCGATAAAGGATAAGCTATGAATTTTAATGACAGCCATGATTTTCTTGAGTACCATTATGAGAAATATTTTCAGCAATGGAAGTATGATAATTGGATTACCATTATGTCAAAAGATAGCATGGAAATTTTTAGATTATTTACAGATTATATTTTTGATAGATATGAGTAAGCCAACTTACAAATGGAATAGTGACAGGTCAAGAGGGTGTGAGATTCATGCATCCTCTGACAATACTTTTAAAATATATTTTTATACAGGTAACACATCCGAACCTGACAGTTGCATCCCAAGGGTAGCTTATGGGAGAAAGTTTGCAGATAGGATGGTTGATTATCATTTATGCAAGGGAGCAAGTTAATGCCTAGAAAAAAACCAACTACTGTAGGTATGGTAGTAGAGGACTACGTTAAGTCTTTATCCTATGACAAACTATCGGACAACACTCAAAGAGATTACACTTACTTTATATCTATATGCTGTGGGGCTAGTCCACATGGCACAGATTTATATGATCATAAGGTCAGGACTTTGACTACACCTATGGTGCAGAAAGCCTACAATCAATGGGCTAAACGTGGTGTACCTACAGCTAATCACACTCGATCTGTTATGAGTAGAGTATTTAATTACGGAATAAAGGTAGGACTATGTATGCACAATCCATTTACTCATATAGAAAAGTTATCTCACAGGACTAGACAAGAGGTGTGGACACAAGAACAGATTAAACAATTCCTGGATACTGCATACTCCAAGTTTGAGTGGAGATCAGTAGGACTTATAGTTCATATGGCATACACATGGTGTCAGAGACTAGGGGATATGACTAACTTAAAATTTGATAACTATTCTTTTGAGGATCAAGTATTAAAACTAGAGCAATCAAAACGTAGGGCAAGAGTTGAGTTACCTACACCTGACTCACTACATAAGATACTTGTGCAGCAGCACAAAGACATGGGATTTCAACCTTACATAGCACCTCGAATAGCCTACGGAAAAATCCAGGAGAAACCTTACGACAAAGTTATGTTAGGTACTATAGCTAGGAACATTCGTAATAAGGCAGGACTACCTGACAACCTGTGGATTATGGACATGAGAAGGACAGGTACAACTGAAATGGTTGAGGCTAGTGTACCTTTGCCACAGATCATGTCAGTCACAGGTCATGCTAATGCTCAGTCTTTAAAACCTTATATGAAAAACACCTTGACATCTTCTTCAGAAGCCTATAGACTCCGTACTGCAACAGGCAAAGGTGATATACTGTGAACATACTTAGTTATGTAGAGGACTTAGACTTATCAGATGGACAAAAGCATAGAGGTAAATGTCCTGAGTGTGGTAGGTCAAATACTTTTACAGCTACTAATCAAATGGGTAAGCTAGTATGGAACTGCTATGCAAATAGTTGTTCACTCTCAGGTGCTAAGAACATACCAATGTCGGTAGATGAAATAAGGAAACGCATGAAAGACTTTAAAGTTGAAGAATTTAATGTATTTTATACAGAAGAAAATAATAAAAATATTAATGTAAAATTACCTGAAGTATTCTCCTTACCTGAATGGGTAAAACCTTACACTCCTTATGACTCTGACTTAGATGATTCACCTAAAGCAATAGTAGATAAATTTTGCGAGAGGTATGGACTGTGGGCAGAAGACTTAGAATTACACTATGATATTAAAGAAAGTAGAATTGTTTTTCCTGTACAGGATGATGGCAAATTAGTAGATGCCGTAGGCAGAGCTATTGATGATAGTGTTATACCTAAATGGAAAAGGTATGGTACATATGCTGAAGGTTTTATTAGGGGTCAACATCAACTAGCAATAGTAGTTGAGGATGTTGTAAGTGCTTGTGTGATTGAAACTTTAGGGGCAACAGGTGTGGCTATATTAGGAACTACACTTAATGCAAATCACATTGAGGCTCTTAGAGGTTTTAAAAGAGTTATAGTTGCACTTGATCCTGATGCAGCAGAGAAGACTATTGCTTATACTAAAATGCTAAGAGCAAATGGAGTTCATACATTAGCTTTAAAATTACTTGATGATATTAAGTATAGGAGAGAAGAGGATATCGCATTTATAACAAATACAATAAAGGAATTTAATGGAACATTCACTACTAAAGAGTTTGCTAAGTAAGGATTTTTATGAGAGTACTAAAAATCTTTGCACAAGTAATCTATTCACTAAGGATTTAAGAAAGATTAAACAGGTAGTTGATAATGCAATGTCTGATTATCAACGTGACCTACAGCTAGACGAGGTTAAAGGTTTATTCTTTACATCTAATCCAACACTAACTACATCTCAAAAGCAACAGTTTAATTTATATTTTAAGCAGATAGATAATGCATCAGCCGTAGGCATTGATGTAGCTACTGACTTACTATCTAATTTAAACAGGCAGTATGTGGGAGAGGTTGTAGCTAATCTAGGATTTCAATATGTTAATGGGGATCAGACAACACTTGAACCTTTGAAAAATATTATTGAGAGTTACCAAGATAATTTTATGCCCTCTGTTAAGACAGACTTTGTGGACAATAGTGTTGAGGGTTTGATAGCTAGTGCTAGTAGTAGTAACAAGTGGCAGTTCAACATCCCCTCTTTGTTTCAGGGTGTCAATGGACTTGACAATGGGATGCTGTTTGTCATAGGTGCTAGATCAAATGTAGGTAAGTCTAGTTTCCATGCGACTCTTTGTGCTAGTCCAAATGGTTGGGCTAGTCAGGGTGCTAGGATTCTTATCCTATGCAATGAGGAAAAGCCTGAGAGAATAGCATCAAGATATATGACAGCCTGTACAGGTATGACTATGAAACAAATTATCAAGGACAAGAATGAGGCTCATAGATTGTATGATCCTGTCAGGGATAATTTAAAATTCTTAGATGCCACAGGTAAGCCTATGAGTTGGGCAGAGGCAGTAATAAAAAGTTACAAGCCTGACATAGTTGTCATGGATATTGGTAGTAAGTTTTCTGAAGAGGGAGCTAACACTAATAACCATGAAGCACTAAAAGCCAATGCAATTTATGCTAGGAATATAGGTAAGATGTATGGCTGTTTAGTTGTTTACTGCACTCAGTTATCAGCAGAGGCAGAGGGTAAGATTGTTTTATCCCAAGCTATGATTGAGGGTAGTAAAACAGGTCTAGCAGGAGAGTCGGATCTTATGATTCTTATTGCTAGGAATCCCCCTATGAACGATCAGACTGAAGACGATGGACTAAGGTATCTAAACATTGTCAAGAATAAAATATCAGGAGTTCATAGGATTGTTAATTGTGAGTTTGACTTTCATACAGGAGTATATTCATCATGAACTACATATCAGTATGTTCTGGAATAGAGGCGGCTACTGTAGCTTGGAATAAACTAGGGTGGAATCCTTTAGGTTTTTCTGAGGTAGATAAATTTCCGTCTGCTGTTCTGCAACACCATTACCCAAACGTGCCTAACTTAGGTGACATGACTAACTACAAGGAGTGGAACATAAATGAATCAGTTGACCTTATTATCGGAGGAACACCATGCCAATCGTTCAGTATCTCAGGACTCAGGAAAGGACTTGAAGACCCAAGGGGAAACCTTGCCCTCACCTATATTGGATTACTTGACTACTTTAAACCCAAATATTTCATTTGGGAAAATGTCCCTGGAGTTTTGTCCTCTAACAAAGGAGAAGACTTTAGTTCCTTCATCAGGGCGGTTCAAGAAATCAGGTATGGGTTCGCCTACAGAGTTTTGGATGCTCAATACTTCGGAGTACCCCAAAGACGTAAAAGAGTCTTTGTTGTTGGATGTTCTTCAGGCGACTGGAGAAGTGCCGCAGAGATACTCTTTGAGTCCGAAAGCCTGTCGAGGGATACTGAGGAGAGCAGACAAAAGGGGAAAGACTCTACCAAAGAAACTAGAGGAAGCTCTACTACAGACAACAGGTGGCCTGCGAGAATAAGTAACACACTTGATGTAGCTTATCACGATAAGTTGGGGTTAGAAGATCAACATATAAATGCCGACTGTCCTAAGTTTGTACCTACTGTATATGAATCCCATCCTAATGATTCTAGAGTTACAGACATGGGAGAAACTTGTACAACTGTAACTGCTAGATGGGGTACAGGTGGTAACAATACACCTTTAGTAAAAGTTGGAGATATAACTGAGGAAGTTAAAGTTCGTAAACATAAAGTTGATATAGATAATCTACAACAATTGTTGAGAACTTGTAAATCCAACAGCAAAAAAACCAACAAACAAATAGCTGAAGAGTTATCTATACCAATGACAAAAGTTGAGCATTGGTTTAGGACAGACTT